CCCAGCAATCGTCCCCTGATGCAGTACGACCTCCAGCGGCACGACAAGATCAAGATCATGTTCGGCTACTACGGCTTCTTTGTGGCCGTCGTGAGCCTGATCCTGGCCGTCCTGCAGATGTTGAAGATTTGTTAAAGTTTAACTTTACACCGCTTCACTCCAGGCGCTATATTGGCACCTGAGATTATGATCCTGCCTGTTAACAGGCAGCCAGACTGACGACCCTCGTGTAGGGCGCAGGTTTAGGCGGATCGAACACCACGTTGCGATGAGGCTCGGAAATGGGGGCGCAACGTGAGTTCGGTTCGCCTTTTTCTTTTCCACCCGAGGCACTGATGAAAACACGCAAGAGCAAGCCGTCCGATCCTGCGAGTGAGATGGTGGACGCGGTCACAGACCTGCCCTCGGCAGAGCAGCCGCAAGCGGGTCCGCTCCTGGTCCTCGAGAACTCGCCGAATGAGCATGTCACTGAAGTGGTGCTGGCCGACATGGTGATCCGCGGCGAGACCCACGCCGTCGTCCGCAAGGTGACACCCACCTACGTCGTCTACGAGGGGGACCGCGTCAGCGGCCGCAAGGTGATGCTATGAGAGGCACAGTACGCTTTCTCGAGGATCTCCCGCGCACGAGTGACTTCGTCATTCGCGAAGGCACGTCGCTCGGACCAAGCGTCGAGAAGAAAGGCGAGTCCTGGGAAGTCGTGCTACTGGCCTTCGGCAAGTCCAAGCGCCCGCCCTATTTCGTGTACACCAAGGAAGCCGCGCAGAAGTCGCTCACCGTCATCAAGGGTGCCAAGCTGTACGCGAATTCCAATCCGGACGACTTCGGCCACACCAAGGATGCCGCCAACAAGCGCCCGATGGATATCGTCGGGATCATCACCGATGCCTGGCTGACGGAATCCGATCTCCGCGCGAAAGTCTCCCTGCTCCCTTCGGGCGACTGGCTGAAAAAGAACTTGAGTTATGCCGAAGCGAACAATCTGCCGATGCCTTACGAGCTGTCGATCGACGCGGGCGGTTCGGTCCGCGAGGAGAGCACGGGATCCGGCAAGTCGCAGTACGTGGTCGAATCGTTTTCGCATTTCTCAGTGGATGTCGTCGAGCGGGGCGCCGCCGGCGGCAAGATCGTAAAAATGGTCGCATCACAACAAACTACAGGAGGAAGTGCCATGCGTAATAAACTGTTGCTCCTGTTCTCCCTCTTCTACCCAACCTTCCTGGAATCCGCGAAGATCGATGGGCTGACGGTGCCGGAGAACGAACTCTACACGAAGCTCATGGAAGCTGATAAACCGCAGTCGCGGTTCCAGCTGCCGGATGGCTTCGACAAAGCGCCGCCTGTCGTGGACGCGCTGCTCACGAAGATCCGCGAGTCACTCGGGAAGTTGACGGGCACGGAGAAGACTGAAGCCGCACCGTGGATCGAGAAGATCACCGAATCTTTGAAGCCGGCTCAGCAGGCTCCTGCGAATCAGCCTGTTGTCGATCCCGCGATCGAGAGACGGATGAAGGAAGCCGAAGAGCGCGTGCAGAAGATGGAGCTCCAGGCCTGCGGCGCGTTGCTGCAGACGAAACTCTCCGCAAGCAAGTTGCCCCTTCCACTCCAGGAAGATCTCCGTGAGCAGTTCAAGGAACGGATCTTCAAGGAAGCCGATTTGGATGCGAGCATTGAGCGTACGCGGAAGACCTACGGGAAATTCACGGCGAGTGCTCCCAACAGCCGCGGCATGGATGTCAATGTGACGTTCGAAGAGAGCGACAAGGTCGCCCTCGGGATCCAGGGCTTCTTCCTGACGAAATCCCTGAAGCCTCTGACCGAGAAAGAGTGGAAAGAGGATATGAAGGGGATCCCGCCTCTGCGCTCGATCCGGGAAGCTTATATCCTGGCTACCGGCGACACGGAGGTCTCCGGACTCAAGAGCAAGAGCACGCGGTTGTCCGAGTCGATGCAGTCGGCCGACTGGGCGAGCATCATCTCGACCGCGATCAACAAGCGCCTGGTGCGCGATTATCCCATGCTGGGCCTGGATACCTGGCGGCCCTTCGTGGACATCGTGCCGGCGACCAACTTCCTGACCCGCACCGTCGTGCGCTACGGCGGGTACGGGGATCTCCCGACCCGTGCAGAAGGTGCACCTTACATGCCTCTGACCTCGCCGGGTGATGAGAAGGCGACCTACACGCCCTCCACCCGCGGCGGGACGGAAGACTTGACGCGCGAACAGATTATGAACGACCAGGTGGGCGCCGTCCAGAAGATCCCGCAGCGCTTGAACCGGGCAGCGGCCTGGACGCTCCACAAGTTCGTCTACGAGTTCCTGAATCCAGCCACCAACGCCGTCATCTACGATACAGCGGTCCTCTACATCACCGCCGGTGGATTCCCCCATGCGAACTACGGCACGGGAGCCCTCGACGCGACCTATCTGGCGGCCGCACGGTTGCGCATGATGAAGCAGACGGAAAAACCAAGCAGCCGGGTGTTGGGCCTCCGGCTGAAATATCTCTTGATCCCTCCGGATCTGGAAAGCTCGACCGATGGGCTCGTCGTGCCGGCCTACGGCAAGTACAACGACGTTCCGGACTTCCTGCAGAAACAGTCGATCGTGCCGATTGTGGTGCCCTATTGGACCGACACGAACAACTGGGCCGCGGTCGCCAATCCGGCCGACATCATAGGGCTGGAGCTCGCCTTCATCAATGGCCAGGAGACCCCGGAAGTATTTGTCTCGGATCTGCCGAATGTGGGCAGCTGGTTCACGAACGATAAGCTGACCTACAAGATCCGCCATGAGTACGGCGGCGCCGTCACCGATTTCCGCGCCTTCGACGGTTCGGTGCTCTAACACAACGATTGATCACGAGAAGGAGCTGCCTCTTGCAGGCGGCTCCTTCTTTGGCACCTCATACGAATTTGATAAGGAGTACACCATGGGACGCGGTTCAGCACTCTTCGGCCCGCAGAAAGGCTACAAGGTCGTCTTGAAATGCACGCAGGCTGCCACAGCTGCTCCGGCGATCGCGTACGTCTTGGAATCGAGCCATCCTCTCATCACGGTCGCAGGCGACGTCACGATCGCCCGCACGAGCGCAGGCCTCTACACCTTCACGTGCACGGGCGCATTCACGGCGAACAAAACGGTCGCCAAAGTCACCAGCAATAATGCATCAGGACGCGTCGCGCACGCTGTCTACACGAGCGCGGACGTCCTGACGCTTCAGTTCTTCGATCTCGGCGCGACGCCGGCGGCAGCGGATTCAGACGCTTTCGACCTCGAGATCTTCGTCTATACGGTCTAACGCAGAACTGACGATCTAAGCCTCCAGCCAGGGGCTGGCCCGAACGAGGGCCGAAACGGGGCGCAGGTTGGCTGCGCCCCGTCTTCTGCTAGATGAACTTATCGGAGACCGTCTACCATGGCCAGCAAGTACGCTACCGTAGGGGGGAGCTACACGGCCGCGACGCGCACGATCGCCGGCGCGACGATGAGCTCTGCCTTCGCCTCCGGTGACGTCGGGAAAGCCGTCATCTTCCGGATCGGCACCGGCGTTGCCTACAGCCGCGTGGCGACGCGTGTGGGCAATGGGAATGTGACCCTGGAAGTGCATGCGAGCCTTCCGGCGTCCGACGGCACGATCGATGAGCTCATCCTCCTGGACCTGGGCGAGACTCACAGCTACGCGGACTACCTCACTGAACTTGCCTCGCTCATCAAGGACGACCAGGCCAAGCTTTCTGTCGCCGACACTAAGGCCGCGCTGAAAGCCGCCGTCACGTCCTACGGCCGCGACGCGGGCTTTTCGGTGCGCAAGCGGGTGGACGGCGCCGCCAGTGCAGACTATGTGCTCGCGACGGTCCTCGGGAGCCTCTGGGTGCACGGCTTCACGCAGGTCCTCGGTGTCGAATATCCGTCGGGCAACATCCCGCCCACGACGCTGAATGTCTTCGAGGACATCACGATCTACGACGATGGGACCGCCCAGGATGGCACGAACCTCAAGCTCCGCTTTCTCACCTGTCAGCCTTCCGCAACGGAGCACTTCATCATCGAGATCCCGCTGCAGCTCGCGCTGCCGGAAGCGGGCGCGGCTAACTTCCCCGACAACGATAAGAACTTCCAGGCGATCACGCTGCTCGCCGCGGCCTACGCCTGCGAACGCCTGGCGGCAGCCTACGCGCAGTCGACCGACGCCACGATCACGGCCGATGTGGTCAACTACCACGACAAGAGCTCGAAGTACCAGGCGCTCGCCAAGCAGTATAAGAAGCGCTACAACCTGGCCGTCTTCGGCAGTGAAGAGCCACCCTCGGGCGTCCAGGCAGCCATGGTCACACGCGACCTCGACACCCGCGCGTCCGATCAAACTCCATATCTGTATCACGCGAGGCGTCCATGAGCGGCGTCAAGAACACGATCAACACGGGCGCGATCGCGGGGGCGATGAAGACCGAACTCCGGCAGACGATGCTCCTGCTTTCCCTGGAGATCGAGGCCGCGATGAAGCGACACCTCCGGGACGATGGGGGGATCGCCTCGGGGCTCCTGATCGGGAGCATCCAGGGACGGATCCGGAATTCGTCGGACGACGTCATCCGGGCTGAAACAGGCACGCCGGTGGAGCATGCGATCTACTACGCCCTCGGTACGCGGGCCCACTGGCCGCCTTTGGAGCCGATCAGGAAGTGGGTCGAGATGAAGATCCAGCCGCACGTCTTAGCCGTCGGCGTCGAGTTCTCGAGCGGGCGAGCCTTGCCAACACGGAAAGGCACCAAGGTCCTCCGCGGGGCGAAGCGTGAAGCCGAGATCATGCGCGTCGCGCGTGCGATCCAGTACGCGATCAGCAAGCACGGCACGCGGGCCCACCCGTTCATGGAGGAAGCCTTGCGCGATGTCGGCGCGCCGTATACCAGAGCCGATGAAGGCGGGGATCTGGTCTACCAGATCGACGTCGCCAAGTGGCTCGAATCCCGGGGCGATGAGCTCTGGGCACGCATTGCAGCGAGAGTCGGCGGCACCGGAGGGAAACCCTCATGAGTGCGCAATATGCCACGGTCCGGGACGGCCTGCATACGATCCTCTCCGGGGTCTCAGGGATTGGGAAGACCTTCAAGCACCCGCGGCATTCGACTGACTGGGCGCGCTTTCTTTC